GGTCAGCGCAGCACACGAGCCAAGCGGACCAACGTCGCCCGCACCCCGCCCAGCCTGCGACGGCGGCGAGCCAACCTAGACCTCACGCCCCATCTTCCTCCGCACCAAATGCAAAGCCCCGCACCCGGCAATCAAATCCCCATCCCAAGACTGCCCCTCACACCGGGCAATCCAAGCATTCCGATTCGCCCGGCGAACCACAAACTCAGACAACCCGCAACCATCGCACTGATCGCCCGCAACAACCTGACCCTCATCCGGCTCAGACTCAGACACAAAAAACCATTCATCAGGCAACCTGTCATTCGGGCGAAACGCCCAAACCAGATCGCCATGCTGTTTACAAAACGTGTTGTTATCAGCAGAACGAGTCTCATGCGACAACACCACACCACAACCACGATCAGCGCACCTAGACAACTTTAGCCACCAAACGCTTCACACGGCTAGAGAACAACACGCCCTGATCCGGCTCATGGTTCCACGGGTTAGGCAAACCCAACAGTCGTGCAACACGGCTATGCACCGACATCACATCGCCGCCACGAGTCCCCGGAACAGCCCAACGAGAAGGCGGCTCAGTGTTCATCCGAGCCAACCCATACATCAAAGCGAGAGCGGCACGCAGTTCGTCAATCTCAGTTCTACCACTATCAACAGAATGAACCTTGCAGATCAGCGAAGTCCAAATCGTTGTCGCAGACCCATGCTTGCCCTGAGCGAGCGTGTTCTTCTTCCGACCAGAATTGCAGATCACACCATCACGAACAGCAGAACGGAACCTCGCGCCAAGCGCGCTGTTCGCCCCCGTCGGATTAGCAGGCAAACCCATCCGCCACACATCTTCAGAAGTGAACTCCAACGACTTCTCAGCTAACCGAAAGATGTAGTCATCAGCAAGAGACTTCCACTCCTCAAGCGCATTCCCGTCAGACCTGTCAATACCAACATCCGCCGCTTTACTAGCAGCATCCCAATCCAAACCAATCTGCTCATTCATACCAACAGGATACACGGGCGGGTAGACACCCCAGATGACCACCCGCCCGGTCCAGCGGTCAGATACCTGTGTCGCAGGAGCAACCCAACTCAGCATCATTGACCGGGGAAAGCGCTGCGAACTTCGCAGCAGCAGCAGCAGCACGAACAGGTCGAAGCGCCTCACGGAACTCGGCAAGCTCAACCCGGATACCGTCCAACTCCCGACGCATATCCGACTTCTCAGTGTCCGCAGTATGGATCATTCCCGCAGCAACCAAGGCAGTCACTTCACCGGCCACAGAATCCCACACACCACGAGGTGCGGAAACCTCAGCGCCAGAAGCGACAAGACCCTCAACAATGAAGCCTGACACGTTCACTGAGAGCAGACCAACAACTTCAAGCCTGCCACCCAACTGCCGCCAGTCAGGAGAAACATCCGAGCCACGGAACTTACGAACCTGCTCCGCAGACAAACCGGGGCGCAACGCCCCAGCCGCTACGATGCCGAACTCGTTTTCATAGAGCGCAACATCGGCCACAGCGCAACCCGTATCGGCATAGAACGCTTGCGAGTCAGAAGCGACCAACCTCAAGTTAGGGTGAACCGTGTCCATGTAAACCGGGCCGGTAGCAACAAGTGTTCCCTCAGCAGTCAACACGTTCTTGTTACGGAAATGCTTGTAAGCACAACCGGACTTAGGAACAGGAACACAACGATCAGCGAACCCGATGTGGCAAGAACCCCAAGCAGCGACAAGCCCGTAGCAGCGCCCGTCCGGGTGAACCGTGAACGGCTCAACGCCTGTCATGTCTCCCGGTAGGAACCATTCCATCGGCGGGTTAGCAGGAACCTCAACAGACGCAGCAGCAGAAGCAACAAGACTTGCTAAACCTTGCTCTGCGTTACCTTTACCTGAAGGCCACACACCAAGCGGTGAAGGCACACGCCACACATCGCCCAATGTTTCAGCGCCAGAAGCAACAAGAGTCACATCAACTTCAACTTCGTCGCCAATCAAGACTGTGACGAACGCTTCTTGGAACGCAGGGAACGGGGTAAGCGTAGCGCCCATCAAACGACCCGCAACAAGCACCTCAAGTGCGTCTACCCCACCGAACATCATGTCGTCAGCAGATACAGAAGCCCCGTCATCGGTCATAAACTCGATTTTCACAGAGTCGATGTCAGCAGACACACCACGCATGGTGCCTTCTTCGAGAAGCCGGTGTGCTTCAACACCAGCAACGCCTGAGTCAAAGAAACCTCGGCCAACAATGTTCTGACCCTGACGCTCAATCTCGTGGATCGAACCGGCGATCACAGCACCATCATGGCCTGAAGCGTTCGCAGTCTGAAGCATCAGAGGCAATGGAAGCTCACGCCATGTCAAAGCGTTCTCAGCAATCTTCCGGCCATCACCCGAGGCAAGACCCTCAACGATCAGAACGCCTTCCCAATCGTAGAGTGAGACAGGTGTGTCAACCATTTGTGGTTCATCAGCAAGAGTCACCCCATCGGTTGCCATCAGCATCATCGGGCCACCTTCGCCGCCCATACCGTCTTTCTCTTTATGCTCTTCTTCTTCTTCTGCGGCTTCAATCGTGATGCAAGTCCCAGCAGGCAAGGTCACAACGATCTCATCTTCGCTTTCTTTGTCGTATCCGCCTTCTTTCATACCTTTACCGCACTCGCATTCACCTTCGCCGCATTCACATTCGATTTCAGTTTCGATCTGGATAACCTCAACTTCAACCTCAAGCAGAGGATTATCAAACTCTGCTGGCCTTTCAGCCGAAAGGTTTTCAATCGTCTTCTCAGCCCAACGGCGGGCAAGTTCTGCCATTAGCTCATCATCTGACAAACCTGACATATCGCCATCAGTGACAACGATCTCACCTTCTTCAAGTTCGACCGGCTCAAGTTCATCTGTTTCAAGCGGGTCCATTAGTTCATCCTCGTGCATGTCAAATACTTCAGTTGAACTACTAGTTGTTTCCATATCTGCATCCCATGCTTTCTGATTGGTATTAGCTAACTCGGTATTCGCTGCCATCAAAGCAACCTCGTAATCGTCCTGTGATAACAACTTTGGTGCTATCCGCTGGTCATCACGCAAGTGTCGGGCAAGGTGGTCATACACTCCCTGACGGTCTACAAGTGGGATAGTGCTGCCACCACGAGCGCCATTCAAGATACCTATGCCACTAGAACACGCAACCCGTGAAGCGCTAATAGAAGCGCCAGTGTCGGAAACGAAATGGTGGAAGAACTTGTAAGAACCTTTGACGCTTGTGTCTTTAGCGTCATCTCTCCAAGCGTAGAAATCAGCGAAGTACTCTTCGCTATTAGGGGAGATGATTCTTACTTCGGAAGCAGACGGACCCACGAACCGTTGATCGCCAACAGGGGTGCTATGCGAAGCAATCGCACCAAACTCGGCAGACTCAGCAGTCTGTGCTTTCATCTCATTCGACTTAGCAAGAGCAACTAGGTAATCCTCTTGAGATAGAAGTTCGATTACATCACGGCCTGCGTCACGCAGGTGACGAGCAAGATGGTTGTAGACGCTTTTACGGTCAGCTTCAGGAATTGTGGTCCCAGCGCCGCCACCGTTTAGAACACTGATCCCACCAGAACACGCGATCCGAGAAGCAGCACCCGGTGTTCCGTCAGCATCAACAAAGTGATGCCGGAACTTGTAAGACGACTTGACTTCAGTGTTTCCGTTCCTATCACGCCACGCAAAAATCTTGGCGAAGTACTCCTCTTTATTAGGGGAGATGATCCTTGTTGCTTGAGCAGCAGGACTTGAAAAACTGTCCTCGCTCAGTGCCGACGAATGCGAAGCAATAGCCCCAAGCGAAACCGCATCCTCAATTTCCGTTGAAACCGGATCGACTCCCAGTTCTGACATCGCCCCGGCGAGCATCGCAGATAGCATCGCTTCACGGTTCACAAACCCCGCAGGAGCAGCACTGTTAGTCGCTACTTCTGGCATCTCTGGTGGGAGCGCCTCGTCGGTCAGATCAACGTCAGGGTTGTCCATCTGACCGATCCACGCTTCTGCTTCAGCGGCAGTCAGGTGACACGAGTCATGGATGATTGTGCCGTCATCGGCAGCGGACACTACGGCTACTGCGAACCCCCCGGAGGGTAGCGGGCAGTACGGGCTGTCGGGTACAACTTGAAAGCTCATATGGACTCCGAGGCTAACACGCCACTGGCGTTAGGCATGGTTGTTCTTGAAGTCTTGGACCTTACTATGAAGAAACCCAATCTACGGACGGGTTATCAAATAGCAATCGTTGTGGTGTGTGTTTCGGACCTGATGTTAGCGAAAGACCACAACGCTTTCTGCAAAGGAACAGACATCAAATCAAGAGGCACATCACCATCCCAATTATCACCAATCTGCGCCACATAGCCTGCATACGAATCTAAGGCCATTACTAGCGGGCCAACCACATTCCCTGTCAATGCGGGAATAGACATAGGTTCTAGACCCGTGCCGACCAACCAGTCGGTAACCAAATCTTCTGCTGAAGCAACGAATCCGTTACTAGCAGAAAGAGTGACTTGCTCATCTGGATTCAACTTTTCGCCTAAAGCCAAATTCGCTGCACTTGTCAAAGCTTCAACAAGATCGTCGATTACAGCTAAACCTTCCGATGACTTCCCATCAGGACGAGGAACCGGAGGGGCGTTACCTTCAATACCTTTTGGCGTACTTGGTTGTGCTGCCGGAGCGTTATTTGTCGCCCCCGGATCGGCAAGAGGCTGATTCACCGGATCGGCAGGCAACGCAGCAGGAACAGCAGTACCACCCGCTTCTTCAGGGATATTGACACTCAACAAGTCAAAGTCCATGAACAGCCTTGCAAGCTCAGGATACAAAGCAGGCAGAAGCCTCGGACCGAAGTTACGCGGATCAGATAAAACAACCTTCTCCAACAGTCTTCTCTGCCGCTCATCGCCAGTCGGGTAATCTTCCATATCGAAACCATTAGCCCGCAGATATGTTGCATCAGATAAAGCCATCCGATCCCACGCACCTGTCGCAGCCGGACCTTCATCTTGCCGGGAAGTCAAAATGCGAGAATCGAAAAGTAGTTCAAATCGCAAAACATCTTGATCTGATAGATGCTCAAACTCTGCCAACATCGGGCGCAGATAAGCGACAGTGATGAACTCTGCGATCATCTCTCCAACAGGATTCACATGCTTACCGATCAAATCGGCATCCACGTTGTACGACGACCAATGGTTCAACCCTGCTTTGCCGCCAATGATCTCAGGTGGAGCATCTAGACCCTTAGCGAGTCTATCTAGTAGTTCCATCCGCAGGCTTTGATAGGTGACATCCAAGTCTTGTGCTAATTCAATCAGTCTAATCTTGTCACCAAATTCGGCAGCACCACGAACAACAAGCGGGACCAGACCCGCGGCGGATGTCCTATCTCTCACCGGGGCAGACATGTGTTCTACCAGTGTCCCAATGAACTCGTCGAAGTCATCCGAATCGTTCGGTGCTTCAGTCTCGTTGATAGGGCCGAAACTCATCTCCTCGGGAATGAACAACATCCCCGAAGACAGCCGTGACTTAGCGATTGAATCAACAACCTCCGATAGAACAACCAGTTCACGACAGATCGGCAACACACGCTTCATCGGGGAATCAGCACGCATCGAATACCGTGGGTCCGGTCGCCACAACCGGGCAATGAAAGCCTCAACATCAACAAACCCTGCGTCGCCATCAGAAAGCCCACTAGCGTTCCGTTTGATCTGTTGCTTGCCTTGCCCAGCGGTGACCCGAATCTCCTCGGTGGATAAGAACTCCCACATGAACCCTGCGGCCCGGTCGAACTTATCTTTCAGCGGGGTGCCTAACAGGAAACTTTCACCTGCTATTTGCAAGTGCATAGCAGCCCTGCGTTTCAACTCCTTCTGCCCACCTTGCGGCCCTGTGAACGCAGCCATGACCCGTGCTGCACGGCCATCATTGGAATCTTCTATCTCTACACCGCTAGGGGTTATACGTCGCTCTACCACCCGTAGTTCACAAGTTGAAACCAGATTAGCTACAAGGTTGTTGAGGTAGCCGATCTCACCGATTAGCTCGTTGAAGGAGAAAGCGTCACGTTGCCATTCGTGGCCTCTTCGGGGTGGGACCATCCATGAGTCGATCCGTGACAGCGCTGCGGATGACACGGACGCAAGGTTCGGCTGGGGTGCAACCATTGCGAACTCGGCACTGTTCTGTTGGTTCCATCTTGAAGCGCGAGGCATGGTGCAACTCTACCTCTCCGGTTAGTCGCAGAACGTGCTACTTCTTGAATCGGCCTTCGACTGACATTTTCCAGAACAGGAGTGCGAGCGATGCGGTGATGTATCCGATTACAAGTGCGATGCCGATGTAAGTGTTTGTCATGCCATTATCATAGCACGATCTACCACAACATCAAGTCAGTGTGAAAGATTGTTTGATATTTCTTCAGAACCCAACCGGCCCACCCGAAGCTTCACATTCCCATCAACCACCGGCTCAGGACACACCACCGGCTCAGCGCCCAGCCACCGGAACACCGCATCAAAACTCTCAGGATCAGACAACACTTCCTCATAGACCAACGGATACACCCTGATCCCCCGAGCAACCGCCCAAGTCAATACCCGCATCTGCGCCTGCACAATGTTCGCCTCAGCTTCCTCACGGCAAGAAGCAATACCACGATCCACCTGCGAACTAATCGTCGCCTCAAACGACCTCAACACAAGAACAACCGCCTGCGGCCACTCCCCGCCAAAGTCAAAATCCGTCGGCCAATGCGACATCCACTTATCACCCGACGGCATCGACCAGTGCCGAGCAACCACCGCAGGATTAGCTTCCAACCAACGAGACACAAACCTCGTAGCCGACCCAGCAGGCCCGGTCACGATCACGTTCACATGGTCACTCACGCAATCCACTCACCAATCCACACAGACTCAGCCCAACCCGCTTCTTGACCATACGCCATGATCTCAACCTCGGATGTCTGTCGCCAATGCACACCATCCCTGACAAGCGTACAAGCCCTGTCAGTACCAGTTTCACCGCTCACAAGCCACTCATCCAACGGTGGGTTGCAACCAGTAGGAACAGTCACAAGCAAACGCCCGCCCGGTGCAAGCAAAGACCTCAAATGTTCAATCGCCCTAACCGACCCACCCGGCTCACGAGGCTTCTCATCCCAACGAACATGCTCAACCGTTGAGATAGAAAATATCTGATCCCACGAACCAGTCACCTCAAACACATCAAGGTTCCACACACCGGCAGAATGCTCCCAGCGGTCAACGACGGCACGTTCTGGTGCTTCAGGGTAATGCGCAAGAACATTACCAAGTTCAAGTATCGACCCTTGACGATCCAACCATTGACGCACAATCGGTATCTCAACCGCACGTTCATTCAACCGGGTGGTGTTGTACTCGAAGTCAGCGTACTCAAGTACACGACCCCAATAAGTGAATACTTCCATCCGGTTCATTCAACCTCCCTCAAGGTTCATCAGGTTCATCGTAGTCAGGAATATCAAGGAAACACGGCAGGACCACCATCTCCTTACCCAACACCGACTCCAGCAGTTCAAGCTCAGTGAGTTTCGCAATCACCCGCTCGTAGTCCTTCGCAGTCAAAACGATGTACGCCCCGTAGCCTGCCCAGTTGTAGAGCGCTTGTTCGATTGACCCTTCGGTTGGTTCTAAGCCCACACGACTTCCCTTCTTAGTTGTCGGGCCACAGTAGCAACCCTGATTACATCCGCCACCCTACGCGCTGTGACGTTCTGCCAACCGCCTCCAACAACCCAAGTGGATTCGTAGCCGCCTGCCTTAGCCAACGGGTCTACGCCGCTGTCAAGGAACGCTTCCGCCGGGAGAGAACCCACGACCTGATCTTCGACAGTCAGATCAAAACACTCCAACACGTTCGCCCACGAGGAGTACCCCATGTCAGCAGAATAGAAACCTTCCGACTCAAGAGCATTCCACTCCTGCGCTGTCTGGCATGACACTGATATTGAAATTCCCATTAGGCTTCCTTTCCGAAGTCTTCGATCTTGACACCACGAACAATTTGTCCGGTACGGTTTTTGGTTAGGTCGTAAACGAACTTGCCGTTCAGCATCCAACACCTAGCGAGTGTGTGAGTTTCCCCGTCGTACTGGAAGCGCTCACCCGTCTTTGGCATCAGATAGCTCACTTGGCTACCCACCAAGGCAACATGCGGTCAGGAATCTCGCCGGTGACAGTGCCGTCAGTGTCGATAACTCCGACGACTTCTGCTCCCTGAAATGAACATAGGATGCGATGGTTGAGTGATGAGCGAATGAAGAACCGATCACCTACCGCCATGTCTGCCGAACCGTATGAGGTATAAACCCGGAGGCTCTTTGTGGCGAAGCTTCCGTTTC